ATAATAGATAAGGCCCTTGGATTATCGCCAGCTATAGTATCAGCTGTCAACTGCCTTGTAAGGAGTTCAAATAAAATTCCAGTATTCTTGTACTTAGAATGTTTTACTTTCATTGTTTGTGTATAAATTGCAATTTATCTGTATATAAATATAGACTTTTTCTTAAGACTTAATGTTTTTTTCAGATAAAAGTCCATCTTCGTCTATCTCATTTAAGATTTTTTTCTTGTTACGAATCTTTTGAAGAGATTTTTTTAAACTTTGTGCTTCAAATGTAGAAACTTTGTTAGTGTCTGTTGGTCTTTCAGGTTTAGTAGCGGATAATCCTTTTTTACCTAATGGATCTCTACTAAAATTACCTTTATCTGAACCATAATTTTGAGGTTTTTCTACTGGACGACCTGGATCTTTTTCATCATATCCTGATGGTACTTGAGCTGGACCTACTGCTTTGTCTCTTTTATTACCATACAATGAAGCTAAATCATGAGGTGTACCATATGACATGCCTGATTCTGTTGGGTCATTTCCTTCATTTTCAATTTGTGATAATCTAAATTTATGGAATGAATCTTCAATTTGTTGATCTTTTTCATCTCCATATTCATCTGGGGATAAACCAAATACATTTTCATAAACCCAATCTTTTGAAAATAATCCTTTATCAATCATATCTCCTGCAACTGTAGTTTTAGCAGTAAATAATTCTACTTTTTCTTGTTCGTAAATTACGGATGGTGTAGTTAATTCTAAAGAAAAATCAACTAATTGTTCATCTGTAAATCCTTGTGAATATAAATGTACTAATGCTATTTTAGTTAATTCTGACTCTACAATTCTTTGAACACGTTCAACTGTACGAGCAAATCTAACATCCATAGAAGCTAATGTTGATTTTCCTTCTACTCCTTCTTCATAACCTAAATATGGTTTAGGAATTTTAAGAGCAGCCATCATTTTATTTTTTAAATATTCAATATCTTGAGTACCATCATAATCTAACCCTTTTGTAGTATCAATTCTTGTTGAACTGTCATTACCTCTAACTGGTATGTAAAAGTCTTCAGTAATGTTTTGCATATTATACTTTAAGTTGTAATCACCTGTTTGTTGGTCTATGTAAGGTGTTTTTTTCATTTTATTGACTGTTTCAGCCATAAATTGTTCAACTTGGTCTGGTGGAATAGCTCCTACATTAATGTAGAATGTTCTTTTTTCAGGTGCTCTCATTATACGATGGATTAACATTGCATCTTCCATCAACATTAATTGTTTAAATACTTTACGAGATGGTTCTAAATAAGATCTACCATAAGGAAGATAATTAGAATCTGTAAGTAATCTAAAGTGAGCGACTTCGTAATTTTCTAATGTATACTGGTCTCTTCTAATTGTGTTTGTTGCACCTGAAGCTAACCCATTAGGGTCAAGTGTAAATCTAGTGTAAGATGGGTTTTCAGGATCCGTTCCTTCTTCTCTTACTACTTCGTAAGTAGATAAAGGTATAACATTATATACTCCAAATTTTTCAGATACCTCTAATTTAAGATAAAAATCTCCATACTTACACATGTTTCTAATCCATGTAGCTAAATTAAATTCTACATTTAAAACATCATAAAATAAATTATGTAGTACTTTTCTTATATTTTCATCTGATGAATTAATATTTAATACTTGTCCATATTCATTTCTTGAAGTAGTTTCATCAGACATAATATCAAGTGCAGCTGCAATAATAGGATCATGATCCATAGCTTCATAATCACTATAAAGCTGTAGTCGCATTGACTGATAATTTAACGTAGGGTTATATTGTAATGATGATCCTACAGGTTTGTGTAAACGTGTAAATCTATCATATAATGAATTGGTTGCTAGGTTTCCATATTTTTGGATTCTAGCTGTGTCCATTACTTTTAATCTTTTTCCTCCTACGTTTCGGATGATTACATCACTTGAAAATAAACGTTGTAATCTTGAAAATAAACTAGTATCTGCCATTCTTTTTTGTTTGTTATAAATATATTAGAGAAGCCAAGTCAAATCTTGTTGTCCAAAATCTCCCATGTCTTGAGACCAACCAGCTTCTTTTTTATTTACCCCACCAGTATAAACACCAGGGGCACTTTTTTTCCAATTTCTTAATGTTGCGTTTGTTAAATCTATTCCTTGTTGAGCAAATTTTAATGCTGTGTCTCTTACATAACATCCTGTTGCTAAAGACATAACTAAATCATCATTATATCCCGTTTGTGCTTCTGCTCTTCCATTTTTCCAAATAAAAGTACGAAGTTCTTCCATTGTTCTTTGTCCTTGGATTGTTACTGACTTTTCTCTCATATAAGCATCTAATTTACCTATAGTTAAAGGTCTTGTTTTCATTGACATTGTAAAACCAGGAACCATTTTTGATGTGTCAGTTACATCATATCCTTTAGCTAAAAATGCTTCTGCACTTGTTGCTGCGTCTCCTTTAGGTGAATAATATAAATTATTATATCCTTTATCAATTATAATTTGAATTGTATTCCATCCTATATTAGCGTTTTCAACTACAAGTAATGCATTATTATACTCAGTAGCTATTGCTACTAACATATGACCATATTCTTTTGTACCAATTTGACCCTTAAATTCACCAATTTGTTTAGCTTCTTCTATATCAATAATATGAAAAGCAGAATAATCTTTACTGTCACCTCTAGCTACATCGGCTACAATTAAATATTTTCTTGTATAATCTGGATATTCCCAAATATGTAAATTACCTTCTATACCTCTTTTTTCTACAGGTTCACATATAAATGTTTTTTCATAGTAAGACAAAAGATCAGCATCAAATACTGTATTACCAGAAGTAGAAAAATCACAATCACATTCTTGTGCTGCCATTCTAGTTCCTAATTCAGCGTCTTGTTGGTCTCTCCATTGTTGATTTCTTTCAGGATGTACTGTCCAAGGTAATTTTATAGGTGTAAAACCATTTTGGTTTTCTTGGGCTTTAACCCACATTCTATGAAAAAAGTTACCTGTGCCATTTGGTGTAGATAATACAATTGCTCTACCACCCGTTGATAATGTTTGTTGTGACGAACCCCAAATGTCTTCTATTCTATTTTCTTCAATAAAGGCAGCCTCATCAATAATCAACAAAGAAATTGCTTCTGATCTACCAGCATCACTTGCTGCGGATACTGCTTTAATTTGAGAACCATTTTTTAGCCGTAGTGCTAATTTGTTTTTTTCAACAAATCCAATTTGTAACCAGGAAGGTAAATTATCATACATAAATTTTACCTTTGTTACTAAGTTTTTTGCTGTGTCTTGTTTAGTTGCAACAACTAATATAGCTTTATCTCTTTGAAAAACCATCATCCATAATGCTATACCTGCGGATAATGTCGAAATACCTAACTGTCTTGATTTTAAAATGATACTTCTATCGTTCTTTTGAAGTAATTTTAATGTAGCTTCTTGAAAGGGATAAAGGTTAAATTGAACACGACCTCTAGTTGGGTGTTGAATATAACAATATTTTCTCATAAAGTAGACTGGGTCCTTAGCACATTTAACGTACTCTTGCTTTATGATTTGTTTTATATTAGTGTTAGCCATATAGTTATACGTATTGAGCTACAGCATTTTTAACTTGCTCTATACGTTCTTCAGTTGTACCTTTAATAGTAATAGTATCACCTCTAAACATTTGTGTAATTGATTTTATTTTACTATCAATAGCCATTCTATATTCAGCATCTGTTTCTCTAACGCCATTATCTTCTATTTTTACACCCTCAGGAGACACATAAAATAAAATATCATACTCTTTTATTAAATAATATAAAGTAGAGGTTAAATAATGTTTATGAGCTGAATCCATTGAAGTAGACAAATCAGCAAATGCCATAACATCAACAACAGTTCTATCAGTAATGATATTTTCCTGCATTAATTCACTTGCTCTCTCAGCTGCAAATACTAATTGACCTTTTAAAGTACTATCTGTGTTTAATGGTATGCCCATTTCCATAAGATACTTTGAACGTTCTGTTCTAAAAGTATAATCCTTAAATTCAGGTAACTCCTTTAATGCTTTTACTAGTGTAGTTTTTCCTACACTCATTGTTCCACAAAAACCTATT